AATAAAAATCGTAAAGGAAAATATGGCTTAGTAAATTCTCAAGAATACATCGGAGGTCACAGACTTACGTTTGATAGCACCCCTGGTTCAAGGGTAGTTGAAGTAGCTCATGGATCTGGCACTTATTGGCAGGTGGCGGAAGATGGTAAAGAAACAAAAGTTACCGTAGGAAATTCACATCAGCATTATAAAGAAGGAGTTACTATCTCTATTGATCAAAACGGAGATATTAAGATCGCAGGTCACGCTAGAATTGTGATAGGAGGAGGAGCGCATATTGAGGTAAAGGGGGATGTAAATCTTGTTACTGCAGGTGATATGACCCAATTCATAGGAGGCAATATGAACCAGGTAATTGGAGGTGACTTGAATCAACACGTTGGGGGTAAAGTCTCATTAACTTCAGGTGGGACAAATGATATAGTAGCAGGGGGAGACATAAAAGTTTCAGCTCCTAGGATTGATTTAAATTAATGCCGGGAGCTCATAGAATAGGAGATGCTCGTTTTTGTGGAGCAACAACAAAACAAAAAGGCCAATCAACTGTTTTTGTAAACACTAGATTGTGGGCAGTATATGATGATCCTAACACCCATGGAGACGGGGGCCTCATTCCTGTAACAGGAACCACTGTTTTTATAGAAGGAAGAAATGTGATAGTTGCTTTGGGAGACAAAGGAAAGGTTGATAATGCATCTCATGTTTCTCCTGAAACCGACCCAAAAGAATCAAGTACAACAGTTTTTTCATACGGATAAAAAATGGCAAGACCAGAATTAAGAACACATTTAAAAGATAAAGAAGAAAGATATTCAGACTTCACAATGGATTTTGCGGTCAACCCAACATCAGGAAATTTAGCAAAACTCACTGATGAAAGGGCTATTGCTCAAGCCCTTAAAAATAGGATTCTTACAAATATGGGTGAAAGGCCATACAATGCAATGTATGGGACAAAAATAAAAAATTCTTTGTTTGAATTATCAACACCTGATGTAGTTGATTTTATAAAATCAATTGTTGTTAATGCAGTAGATCAAGAATATAGAGTTTCACTAGAAGATGTGAACGTAATTGATGATTATACTAGAAATGGGTTAAAAATAAACATTTTTTTCAAACACATAAATAGTTCTGATATATACAAGATAGATTTATTTCTAAAAAGAGTTAGATAAAAATGGCGAACACCTCAATAGATTTAGTACCTTTAGATTTTGACACACATCGAAGTTCATTAATTTCCTTTCTTCAAAATCAACCAAATTTTAAAGACTATAATTTTGAATCTTCGAACATGCGGGTTCTATTGGATTTGCTAAGTTTAAACACATTTAAAAATGCATTCTATCTAAACATGATACATTCCGAAGGTTTTCTTGATAGTGCGTTATTAAGATCTTCATTGTTTTCTAAAGCAAAAGAATTAAATTACCTGCCTAGATCTATAAAATCTTCAACAGCTAAAGTGTTAGTTGAATTTGAAGCAACAGGACAAAGTCAACCATATGTTATTCGAAAAGGTGAAACATTTACAACTCTTGTTAAACAAGAGTCCTATAGTTTTTCTGTAGCAGAAGATATTGTAGTAACTTCACCCAATAACTCGTTTTCATTTACAACCAGTATATTTGAAGGAATTTATAATTCGGATTCATATGTGTATGGTACTCAAGACAAAAATCAATTTTTTAAAATACAAAACAAAGATGTAGACATAAGTAGTTTGGTTGTGTTGGTATATGAAGACAATGTTTTAATTCCTCAAAAATATATTAGAGCAACAACATTGCTAGGTTTAACCGAAAATTCTAAGATATTTTTTGTTCAACCTAGTATAGATGGTTTTTATGAAGTTGTTTTTGGTGATGGGGTTATGGGTAAACAACCTAAAAAAGGATCTTCAATAATTTTAGATTATCGTGTTTCAGTTGGACCAGATGCTAATGGGTCAAAAGTTTTTACTTCAAACTTTGATCCGACAGGTTCAGGTGAATTGTTATCTACAGTAAATGTAAAGGTGTTACCTTTCTTTTCTAATAATCAAACACAAGCATATTCAATTGATGGTGAATTGGCGGAAAGCGAACAATCAATTAAATATTATGCTCCAAGACATTTTCAAGTACAAGAAAGAGCTGTTACAGTTTCTGATTATGAAATTTTACTTAAAACACAATTTCCTGAAATTGGCGCAGTCACAGTCTTTGGAGGTGAAGATTTATCCCCACCTCGTTATGGTAAAGTTTTTGTTGCGGTAGATATTAAAAATGTTGAAGGTTTTCCTGATATTAAAAAAAGAGAATATTTTACCTTTTTAAAATCACGTTCTCCCTTGTCTATAAATCCTGAATTTATAAACCCTGAGTTTACGTATATAAAAGTTGATACAAAAATAAAATATAATGTAAACATTACTACTAAATCAGTATCAAACATAAAAGCATCTGTTGTTACATTTATTTCTGAATTTGCTGAAAACAACTTAAATAGCTTTAAATCAAATCTGAGATATAGTAAATTTGTAAAAGAAATTGATAACATAGACCCAAGCATAATAAGTAATAGTACAAATATTTCTCTTTATAAAAAGATACCATTAAAAATATCAGAAACACAAAATGTTGAGCTTTCGTTTAAAACTGCATTAAAAGATCCTTTTTATTATTTTGGAAAAACAACACCTACTTTTAATTCTACAGCAGAAGAAACTCATACATTATTTTCAACTACATTTGTACTAAGTGGGGAAAAATGCAGATTAGAAGATGATGGTGATGGTATAATAAGAATAGTAAAAATATCCAACGATAAACATGTATATGTTAAAGATGTCGGAACAGTTAATTATGAAACTGGTCATATTAAATTACAAAACTTTTATGTTGATGGTATAGATGACAATGTTTTCAAAATCTTTGTAAAAACAAAAGATAAGGATATTGAAGGAAGTAAAAATGAAATTATTTCAATTGAACCTGAAGAAATTTCTATAGAAATTGAAGTGTCGAGAGAATGATAGAAAAAAAGATATCAAATTTTATTGAAACACAATTTCCTGAAATTTACAGGGAAGAGGGGCAAAATTTTGTTCTTTTCACTAAAAAATATTATGAGTGGTTAGAACAAACTAATAATGTAACATATCATGCTAGAAATATGTTAGAATATAAAGATGTTGATAACACTATTGATGAATTTGTAATATCTTTAAAAGAAACATACTTAAAAGACATACAGTTAGAAACAGCCTCTCAAACAAGAAATTTGATTAAACATAGTTTAGATTTGTATAGATCTAAAGGTACTGAAAGATCTATAGATCTTTTTTTTAGATCTGTTTTTGGGAGACCGGTCGAAGTATATTATCCTGCAGAAGATATTTTTAGATTATCAGAAGGTGAATGGGTTAGTCCTAAATATTTAGAAATTTCTCTTTCAGAAAAAAACAAAATATTTGTGGGCAAACAAATCAAAGGGATTACTTCAGGATCAACCGCCTTTGCGGAAAGATTAATAAAAAGAAAAATTAAAAACAAATATATAAATGTTTTGTATATATCTGCAATTACTGGTGAATTCATAACCGGTGAATATATTACTTTGGATGACGAAAATATTCAAGACGCGCCAGTAATTGTGGGATCTCTAACTGAGATAGAAGTTTTATCGGGGGGTCAAGATTTCAAAAAAGGCGATATTGTCAATATTGTAAATAATAGCGGAAAGCAAGGTAAAGCCCGTGTAGATCAAATTTCAGATGTAACAGGTGTGGTAAGCTTTTCTTTTGATTTTCCGGGATGGGGATATTCCGCTGACACAAAAGTTTTAGTGTCGGAAAATGTGTTATTCTTACAAAATGCAACATTTTCTTTATCTAATGGGGAATTAGGTTCTTTCAAGGTTTTTGAAAAAATATATCAACCTATGGCAGAATTATATGTAAACAATGCAAGCGCTTCTTTATCTTTAATAAATGGAGATAAATTATTTAGATATTTTTCAAACGGCGCAGTAGCTGCTAAAGGCAATGTCTTATCATATACCTCAAATGGATCGACGCAAGGAACATTAAAAGTTTCAAATGAATTTGGAAATTTACATTTAACTGAATCGCCTTTAGCAAACCTGGCAGGAACAATTTCTATTGCAAACACTACTGGATTTGTTAGGGGCAAGGCTTCTATAAATAGCACTTCCTCAGTGACAGGTATTGATTCTTTTTATGATACAGAATTATTGTCCGGAAAGCTTGTAGTGTTTTATGTGTACAATTCTAATAATCAATTGTTGAGTTTAGAAACAAGACAAATTAATTCAATTACAAATTCAACATTTTTTACTGTAAATATCCCCCTGACAAATTCTTCAAACAATGTTATAGTTAGAAATCAAAATAATAAAACAATTGTAGGAACAGGAACTTCTTTCAACACTAATTTTGTATATGGGAATAGGTTGGCAATACACGCCAACTCTTCATATCAACTTTATTGCACCGTGAACTCAGTAACCAATTCAACATTTATGTCTGTACAAGAAGATATACCATTAACTCTTTCTGGGGTTAATCACTCTAAAGTTTCTTCAAACAGTAGAATATTTACTCAAGGCAATTCCATTTACATGAATGTTGTGACTTATGTTGATACCACCGTAAGTGCAAATTTAATAGGTTACGGATCAAATAACGTTCTATACTTGTCTAATTCAAACATAACACCTTTTGTCAATTCTCAAGTATTTCAATTAAATGCAAATAATGTTGAAATTGCAAATGCCAGTTTTGTTTCTATGTATGATATATTAGGATCAAACTCTGTTATTACGGTTTCTGATACTGTTGGGACATTTTATACGAATAATAATTATACCTTATACATGAGAAATGCCAATAACATTGTTGTCAACTCCAATGCTAAAATATATTCTATAGATACAACAGTAGGAGTAATAAACACAGCAGGCTCCTTTGTCACAACTAACAACAATATAATGCGTACCTCAATATCCAATTCGTATTCTTCTATGTATAGAAAAAGCCAAGGTGTTTTTGCAGGAGTTGATATTGTAAAAAGTTTTCAATATCCAGAATCTTTTCAATTTTATTTTGATCCTTTGCAGGATTACTTGAGTTTGCCTTTGAATTCTTCAGGTTTCGGTTTTCCATCTTCGCCTGCCGCAAATATATCAACAAATTATTTAGAGAACATACTTTCAAATTATTCAAAAACTATTGGAGGACTTACCCAAATTGCTTCTGTAAATCCGGGAAAAAATTATGATGTTGCCCCTTTCGTTAATATTGTAGAAGAAGATATATATAGAATGGATAGAGAAGATTATTCTTTTCTATTATCAAATATTTCTGCAAATTTTACAACAGGAGAATTGATAACCCAACCAAATGGGGCTAAAGGATTAGTATTTTCTTCAAACAACAACCAACTTGAAATTTCACGTATCAATTTTAATAACAATTTTAATCTTTCTTTGCAAATTGTAGGTGAGGAATCTGGCGCCACTGCCAATATTGTTTCAATATCAGAATTAGATGTTAAACTTCAAATAGGATTGAACGGGAAGATATCAGCAAATGTTCAATCATCAAAAGGAAGCATAACAAAACTTAAAATAGTGGATTCGGGATTTGGTTATTTAAATAACCAAAATGCTGATATTGTTTCTTTAGACGGGACAAGAGAAGCAACCGGAAGATTGTTATCAAAGACTAAAGGAACATCGGAAGGTTATTATAGAACTAATGATGGGTTTTTATCAGACATTAAAAAATTATATGACGGTGAATATTATCAAGAATATTCATATGAAATTCAAACCGCAATTTCATCCGATAAATATTCTGAAATGCTTAAAAAAATATTGCATGTTGCGGGGACCAAAGCATTTTTTGCAATATTCATTTCTTCAAATATAGACAACAACCTTAACGTAGAAACAGAAATAACACAATGAGAAAACTTGTAACGCGCAATCACAAAATCAACACTGCGGCACAAATTAATGAATCTATTTCAGAAAATGCAAATACTTTGTATTATTTCTTTTTTGGGGAACATGGTACTTCTGTTTCATCTAACACTGAATTGATTGATAGCACTTTTGACACATTTAAAGACCCGTATCGTAGAATGATTTTTGGTAAAAAAATCAAAAGTGTTGATGTATCTTATGTAATTAAAAGAAACATGTATCAAACTAATACTATATATTCTGCATATGACGACATTACCGGAAACAAAGAAGGCGAGGAAATAGACTCAAGTTTTTATTGTATTACAAATGAGGGAGCTTATTATCATGTTTATAAATGCTTAGATAATAATTTTAACGCCCCTTCAACTGTTCAACCTTTATTTTCTGAAATTGATATTGAAGATGAGGTGTATATAACTTCAGATAATTATCAATGGAAATACATGTACTCTATTAGTTCTGCTGAAGTAACAAAATTTGGTACAAATGAATATTTTCCTTTAAACAAAAATCTTGATGTTGAATCATCAGCGGCCTCTGGAAAAATTGAAGTCATTAAAATTGAAAACCCAGGAAAAGGTTATAATAATTATTGCAATGGTGTGTTTAAAATATCTGAGTTAAAATTGAATGGAAATAGTTACATATATTCATTGAACTCAAGCCAAAATGCAAGTATAGCAAATAATTTTTATGATAACTGTTTTCTGTACATAACAGGAGGTACGGGTGTTGGGCAATATGAACAGATTATAAATTACACAACAAATTCAACTGCAAAAGCTATAACATTAAGAAAACCTTTAAATCAAAATCTGGCGGGTGATTCTTCATATGAAATAACACCCAGCATAATTATAACGGGGGATGGCACACAAACTATAAATGCAGAAGGGCGTGCTATAATAAATCCAGTTTCAAACACTATTCAAAAAATAGAAATGTTAAATCTTGGAAAAGATTACAAAGAAGCAACTGCGTATGTATATAGTTCTGCAATTGTAGGGGTTTCAAACGTCGCAGTGTTAAGAGTTATAACTTCACCTAAAGGTGGTCACGGTGCCAACGCTGCTACCGAATTGGGGGCAACATCTTTAGCATTTTCAGTAAAACTAGGAAACACTGACCCTAAAATTCCTCTGACTAATGAATATAGAACTATAGGAATATTAAAAGATCCGTGGTTTGATCAAACCACGTTGAATTTTGTAAATTCAGCTGAAAATTTCCTTCCACTTGAGACAATTTACAAAATTAAACCTGTTAGAATATCAACAAATGCCACAGTTACAATTTCCAATAATACAATAACCGCAAACGCTGATTTTCAAAATCAATTAGAAATTAATAGTGATATATATATTTCTGATGGATTGACCAATCAACTCATGCAAGTAAACAACATAGTAAATTCAACACATATAATAGTAAGCACTAATTCAT